GGAGATCTCTGGCTGGAAAGGCGAATTGAACTCGCTTTGGGTTATGATGTTGGTAATGATCGCCTTCAAACATAGCCGCTTTCATCTGTCGATAAGTAGGGCATTGATAACCACAATCGCGCACAAATTGTGCAACCTCATCAAAAGGTGGTTCTGAAGATGGTATCTCGTCGTCTGTGACGATTCGGTTGCCTCTCCAAACATAGGTGCGCATAACTGAAATAATCATGCCTTCAACAATATCAATATCAGTGGAACGACAGAAAGCAAGTTGGTCGATGATAGTCTTGTAATGAACGTAAGGGACCAGCATCTGGTATTCAGAGCTCCATAGCATGTGGCGCTTAAGAAATGTTATGTCTTTGCGAAGCATAGAGTCTGATCCTCCAACACTCTTATCTCCTCGCGTAAATGTCCAGCCCATGCGTTTGAGTTGGTCAGCAATCGCGTTGAATGTAATGCCAAGGTTTTTGGCAGCGCGTGTAACATTATCATCTCCATAAACGGCAAGTCTGATTCCGTTAAGGACGTCAGTAACTGTTAAGTCAGGATTAATCTGCTTGATAGCGCAGGCGAGAAGCATAATTTGAGCGACACTATTGATGTCAGTAGTGCCAACTCTGCCGGATGGATTCCCTTGCCCGCGAAGGTAAATGGTACGTCCAATGATCATCTGTGAGTGCATCATGATGTATTCGAGACAATCCCTTGCGGGATCATGGTTGTTGTACAAGCTACGAAGAACATCACGATACATAACGCCAAGCCAATTAGCGACGTTACCATCCCATGCAGAAAAATCTCCATCAAACGTATAGTAGTCGTCATCTTTCCCAGAGAAAAATTTACTCCATTCTTCATGCCAGCGGAAGGAATCAACGTTGATTCCCATCATGCTAGGTGTTTGACCCATTGTGGCAAGAAGATGTTCGTGGAAAGCTCCAACGACGACTAGGTGCGCGCAAAGGTAATCAAATGGAATGATTTCAAAGGTACGTGTTTGTTTATTCAAAACCTTTTCAATTTTGCGGCACTCGTCTTTAAGTGTTGGTGTGACAATGCAGGGTTGTAAATCCCAAGTGGATGCTTGTTCGATTACATACTCCACTCTATGCCAAAATTCATCAGTAAAATCTGTTCCTTCAGCATTGCGGCATTTCTTTCGATCTGGCCAGCCGTAACCGCCAGATTTACTCCAATCAATGCTCTTAAAGACCTCTTCGCGCGTTAATCGGCGCAGAGGGACTTCAGAGTGTACTCCAAATGCAGCAACTGCTGTTCGGATGGCAAAATCGCGCACTTTCTTAGGTGGTAAGGGGTGTGGAACCCCAAATTTCTCTTCCATTGCGAGAAGTGTGCCAAAATCTTTAGCAGATACGTCAACACCGCATGCTTCGGTCCACATCGCTGTTTTCTTCAAAGCGGTGTTCATTGGAGCAAAAATCGGAACTGGCGCAACGCCAAGAGTGGCGTAATTACCAACGGGAACAGTTTTCCCTCGTCCATTATGTGGTGCATAAACTGGAACTGGTACAGAAGCGACTTCATCAAAATCAAATTTTGGAATGACTAAAAATGTGCCGCGATCTTTTTGAACGCGGTTGCCAGCATTATGGATGCCAAGTAGTTTGATTTGGCCATCAATTACGGCCATAATAGGCTGGCCGCAATCACCAGTGCTAGCTGATGTTTCGTAAGCAACACATTTAATAGTTTCGCGATTTGCAGCTCCAGCATAAGTAATGTCGATCATTGTAAAAGCATTGGTAACTTCAAACATGTTCCAACCATAGCGCATAACTTTAGTTGGTTTCTTGTAGTCTCCAGCAATGAGACCACGAAGTTTGCGCATACCAGGAACACGATCATAGAGTTTGAAAACACAAAGATCGTTCTTGAAATGAACAACCCGATCAGCTTCAAAAGAGTCCAAACGAACGAGGGTTTCCCCGTCGTTTCCATAGACAGCTTCTAGCTCAAATTCGATGTTATAAATCGGATTGCCAAAGTCGTCGCAAAAGAAGTGAGCCGTAGTTAGAAGATGCTGGCCATCAATCATAATACCGAACATTCGAGTGTCGGCATCAGGTCTTGAAATTATGACTGTCTGGCGCGCAATACGCTCCTTAGTTAAATCGTCATTGACGTTTGAGTTCTTCTCAAATGTGCGCAAATTGAGGCTGCGTTTATTAGCTCTGGTTTTATATCGTCCTCCCTCAGAGTTCTTTTCAAAACTCGATTTCTTATTGTATGAAACAGCAAGGGCGACTAAACCAGCAATAGCAGCGGCACCTGCAATTGCACCGGCGGCAATGCCAATTTTCTTAAGTAGTTCGTACTTAGGCTTATCAGCTGGTGCCAATTCTGGAACAACAACCTCTAACCTTGCGGGCAAGCGATTTTGTTCTCGATGTCGATTGACAATAGCGTGTAAATCGTCAGTTGGCACGGTGAATTCTTTAGCGCGATGTGCATTTCGCGTAAGTTCATCAAGCACTAATTCTTGTAGTGCTCCCCAATCCATTGAAATAGTACCGTCAGGTACAGGGCTTGTGCCCTGAAGATAACCTGCGGGTTGAACATTCGGAAAGATTGAAAATTTCAGATGAGCACGTCGTTGTTTCTCTTCTTGGGATAATTGCTCTCGCGCTTCAAAGCGTTCTGCGTCACTATTCATGTTGGCAAAACGCGCCGACCAATCTACATAGACTGCAATACGACGCGATTCATACGCAACCGTGTTGCGTAGTTGTGACCAAGTAGCAGAATACGGGTAATTACCCGAAGCTACAACAGCATAAATCTCGTACTCATGTCCTTTTGATTGAAAAGCCATGTTCGGTTTAAAGCGACCATCAACTGCTTGGATGATGGTCTCAGCTCGATGATTGTTAGTGTCTGGAGTACCAGCACCCATATCGTTGAAGTAGAGGACTTTGTGATGAACAGTTAGTCCTTCAGCAAATTGTCCTGCTGGATAGTCATAAACAACTCCAACGTCGGTACCAGTGCCCCAAATGGCGCATAAACGCGCAATATCACGAGCAGCTTCGGTCTTACCGATGCGGTTAGCTCCAATGAAGTCAAAGAAAGTACCACGCATACCGCCAATCTGGTGGTTATGCTGTGTTCCAGCTTGTCGAACTTTATCGGCAAACTCGCCTAATTGTTTAGAGGCGTGGACATACCACTTATAGCTCATACATTTAGAAAGAACTTTTTCAGCTTCTTGCTGAAGCTCTTTGGCAGCTGTGATAGTGACTTCAGAAATATCATCCTTTAATCGAGCAGTCATATCCTTAATTCTTGATGAAAGAGAATACCACGGTGAAGTGTGATAAACAAGGACATCTGCTACAGTCGGCCATTTTTCCATAAGATAGGCTTGAGCCGTATATGGAATCAGCGATAGTAAAAATGCAATGGCAGATCCTGCAGATTTAATGGCAACATAAACTGTTGTAATTATTCCAAGATTTCTAAAGGAAGCAATGTTGAAAATGTTTCCAAGCCCAGAGAGGATTGTGTGTAATCCTCCAGCCTGAGCTCCATATTCTTCATCATCTGAATCTTGAAATGGGTTGCCTCTTGGAAGGTCAACCTCATCATCGTCATCGTCTGCAGCAGCAGCAAAAGCAGCTGTTTCTCCGCGATACTGTTTGACAATCTTCTCCCTTGGTTTGGTAAAACTAGTGATAAATGTGTAACAACGTTTAGCGAATTGGAGATACATGTCAAATTCTGATCCAATGGCTAAGCCAAGAATAAGAGTTAATGCGGCAGCCATAGTCATGTTGTCGTTCTTAAAACAAAGCATCAATCCAACGACACAAGCGACTGCGATAGTTATACTCGCAATCTTCATCTTATTTTGGCCGCAAAAGTCCATAAATTCTTGAAAACCTTCAGACATTTTGCCCATCTGTTCCTTAATCCAATCAGGGATCTTACGTATGGCATTTGCTAATGATGCCAAATCGTGGATGTCGGCAAATACTGTGAAAAAGCCATTCTTTTGCCAAGCAAATGTATCTCTCCATGCTTGTTCCCACTCTTCTGCAGAGCAGTTGCCGTCAAGGTATTCGACGGTTCGATCAAGCAAACGCCCGTTTCCAGGCGGGTGGAGTTTCATAAGCGACATGATATCCATTTCGGCAACAATGGCACGATAATCAGGGTCAAAGATTAATTTCTTTAACAAAGGATGGACTGTATCAGTCTTCTTCTTAATCATAACAGGAACAAAATTACCGTCTACTTCATGTTTAAACGCAGCGATAACATGTCCTTCAAGGTCCATTAAAGGCCCAAGTCCAAGAACTTCATGGCATGGGCACTCGCAGTCCCAACCAACGTCATTTTCCAGAATACGTTTGTTATATCCTTTGCCTTCATTCTCATAAATTAAATCAGTGACGATAGTTATATCAAGTTCTCGGCCAGATAATTTGGCCCATCGCGCGTATAACGATACCGCGTATACCCACATGTCATCTCTGACAATCGGCATTGACATAGAGCCGGATAATGCATCTGGCACCGAAGATTCCGGTAAAATCTCCGGCATGATCATCTCCCAAAGTTCTGGTGGGAGATGGCGCAAACGCAAAGCTCGATTTCGATCAACTCGGCTCTTGGTGATTCCGTGAGAAAAGTGTAGATAGTTAATGGCGTCAACATGCCCTTGGCTAGAGCAACAATCGAGGTCGCAACTTAAAATAAGGTCTTCATACCAATCGTCATCAACTTGAAATTCTGGATCATCGTTGTAGGCTCGATGATCTGGGTTGCGAAATTGTCGAATCTTTGTGCGCAAGTTGTGTGCGCGCGCAACCGTGACGAAGTCTGTGCGACCATTCTTCCAATCATCATATAGACGTCGCGCCGTCGGATGCATACCTTCCCGTGTTTGCCTAATCTCTCGATTCTCGGGATTAGAGGGGAGGGTCGCATCAATGGCCAAGGTGTTTGGCCTCGCGATGCCGTTGCCGGCAGTGGCAGCATTAGAGGTAGCTGCGACCTTTGAAACAGAAGAAAAATTTTGTGGTTCAGTCATGGCTCTACTTAGAATTTGGGGGTTATTATTAAGGCCACCCATTGCCCGATATTTATACTTTGCTCAAAAGGTATCCTAAGATGTTCCAAAAGGCGTACAAGTAAGCTCCATCCCCATTACAGGGTGTCTAGCTCGGAACCTTGTTCCCCCGCTCAGTAAATCTATCCTGTTTATGTCCCGCGTACATGGATGAAAGCATCAACATGTCGATAGCGTTCTGTCATTAACTTGGTAGGACCCGGACTCAGAATACATCTTGCGGCTCGGCTTCCCTATAGAATGCTTCTTGCCGTTTCAGTTGTCGTCCCAGAGGAATGGCAAATGAACTAATATAAACCTTTAAGCGATACGTGATCGCCGCCATCTTTAATGATGGACTTTATTACTGCAAATGTTCTAACCAGCATCTAGAGTTAAGATAAAGGAGTCCAAAAATGGATATCGTTTATCCCCTAGAGTAGCTTACATAAAACAGTGTCAACGATAATTCCATACCGTAACGAAGTTGCAGTTAGCACGCATATAGCCGCGTCAAGCTTAGAAAGTTTGCGGGTAGTATTGTGAAAATCACAAAAACTACCCGAAGACCACACCGATGTTAGAACGGGAACCAATTACAGGTCTATAGCCAACATACAGAAAAATCATATAAGAAACTAAAAGTCTAAGATGGTGTGAATTAAAAGAAACCTGAACGTTAATCTATTACAGCTCCACACGCGTGTAGATGACTAGTATTAGACAACTCTGGTGTGAATGTGCAAGGATACTTGCAG